CCACATCAAATGTAACAGCAACACTTTCAGGCTCAACATCATCATGAATTGTGATACGCTGTGATATGGCGTTAAATGAATAATTAACCGCCTCATCACCAACCTTTGCTGAGGTTATAGATTCGGCTGTACCTAATGGCATGAAATAAGTACCTTTACCTACTGACATTTCAACAGTGCCACTAGATAGTATTCTATTGGTGTATCTTTCTGCTAGATTGGTTGCGCCATCTATTAGTGACTGTAAGTATTCATCTTCAGACTCATCATCAATTATATTTAGCTGCGCCTTAGCTTGATCGATAGACACTATTTGTAGTGGTTCTTGTTGTATAACTCTTTTAAACATGACTTACACCTATAAAAAAGGGTGGCGAATTGCCACCCTTATTGAGTCTGCTTTAATAAAGCAGTTTTAACTACGCTTCACCAGAATTGGTAGTAGCAACAACGATAACGATTGCATCACTCGCTTGAATGATTGTAAACATTTCTTTGTTATTTTCTACGTAGCGAACACCTTGTTTTTTCATGGTGTTAATTTGCATGTAGTCAATATCACCGTTTGCCATAGCAAAAGCGCGACTTAGATCACCGTAAATCATAACTGGTGCATCAGCAGCTAATTGAGGTAATGTCTCATCAAAAACAACAGCCTTACCACGTAAGCGATCTTCTGAGCTATCCATAAAGCTATTAGTTAGCAATGGTCTGCCAGTAGTATCTTTAACGGCTTCAAATACACTATAAGTATCTTCAGTCATATGCCATTTTGCATTTGCGCGATACTTTTGAGGCAAGGCGCGGCTAACGGCAAGGATTAATGCAATTTTTTCTTCATCGTTAGCACCTAAAGCACCAGCAACACCAGTAGAAAATGCAGGGAAAAACTCATGACTACGAGCATCGGCAGGGTCGGCAGCCATTGTTGACTTCCATGATTGACCGCTAGTGTTGGTAATATCTAAACGCCCACTTGATAATATCCCACGCCCGTTTTTATCACCACCGTCACCATAAAGCACTTTAGTTGATAAATCGACACCAAACTGATCACCCAATAAACGAAGTAAGTCTGAGTACACGTTATAAGTAGTACCAAAAAATGCTTCATCAGTGATTGGTGCGTTTGACATAATTTTCACTACATCAGATTTAACTTGACCGTACTCTTGAGTTGCAGTTGGTGGGAAATCAGTACCAGCAACGTTTTCAATGCCATCGGCTGTTGCAGGGTATTTACTTAGCACTAACTCACGATATTCGCGTGTTAAACCTTGACGTACACCAATTTGACCAAGGATAGGCGATAATTCACGCGCATACTCAATAAGGTCTGTTGCTAATACTTCTTGGACTGCTGTTGCAGCACTACCAGTACCAGTGCCATCATTAGCGCCAACTAAAGATAGAGCTTTGGCTTGGTCTTGCATTGCACCATCAAAGAAACTGTTGAAGTCACCAAAACCATGCGCTCCACCTTTGCCGTTAACAGGCATAGATTTACCAATGAATTCATTGATACTTTTCATTGCAAAACCGCGTACAGCGTTCTTTTGATCTTCAGGTAAAACTAACGCTGGCGCTTTAAACTTAGAGCGAAGATCGCTGATTTCGTTTTTCATTTCTTCAACTTCATCAGCCGAAAGTTTAGCACCATCAGTTAATTTTGACTCTAACGCTTTAACTTGTGTAGTAAGTTCATCGTTAGCTTTTTTTTGTAATTCTACTTGAGCAACCGCTTTTTCGAGCAACGCTTTTAATTCTTTGGCATCCATGATGGATTTCCTTATGTTTAATTTAAGTTAGGGTATTTAATTTAAGCGCTGACCACAGCGATTACCAAACTGACCACAGCATAGCAATATAGAGATATTATTCCACTTTTTCCATTAAATCAAATATATCATCTTCTTTAGTGCTAACCTCTACTACCATTTGCTCAAAAATATCACCAACTTCCTCAGTAAGCCCTTTAGGGTCATAGTGATTGGCTATTTTTTCAGCTTGTGATTTAGATAAGCCTTGACCACGCAATAGTTGTTGCAACTCACGCTTAGTAGGTAACTCACCGCCTTTTATGCTTGATTTAATAGCTTCAAGTTGAGCGTTTTCATCGCAAGGAAAGTTAACCCATGATATTTCTTTAATATCTAGCTCAATCAAGTTGTTAACACCTGTTTTACTGTCGTACTCACTCTCTACCTCAACATAGCCAATAGAAAATGAATTAAGTGCGTTATCTTTAGCAAGTATCTTAATATCTTTTCCCATACTGGTTTCAGATAATTTACCTGTCATTTTAAGACCTTTAGCGTCCTCTTCCATTTTAGAGTAAGAGCCAACAGGTAAGATAAAGGGGTCATGCGCCCAAAGCATTTTAGGCATAGTGCCTTTTTCAAGGTGCTTAGATATGCTTTTACTGTAACAGCCATCCATGGGGCGATCACCAGCATGATCAATATTATGCTTAGTGTTGCCGTAACAAGTGAATGTACCTGACTCATCATCGTACTTAAAATTGGTTACAGGCACTTCTATATATTTAACTTTAGACATCGGTTTCTTCCTCTACTGTTGGTTCGGTTGGCTTGGATGCCTGTTCTTGCGCTATCCTTGCTTGTTCTTGTAATTTTGGCACATCAGTCAGTTGACCAAGCGTAATGTTATTCGTGTCTATTGCATGAACTTCACCACCCTCGATAGGTTGCCAGCCAGTATCTTTACGCATTTCATTTATTGATATTGCGCCTAGTTTAAACTGCTCGCCAAGTGCTGTTACTGTCGTGCCAAAGTCACCACGTATAAATCCACGTTCATCAAGCTTTATCTTGAGATTCTTAGGTAGTAATGCGTTTAAAGCAAATTCAAGCTTAACCACTAATGGCATCAGGACGTTAATGTAATAATCCTGATTACTGGCTTTGGTATCAATACCTGAACTAACTTCAGCGCCAATACGGTGCGGTGGCACTCTAAATAGTGAACAAATATCTGTTTTAGAATATTTTCTCTCTTCCAGTAGCTCGGCATCAGCAGGGGATATGGCTAATGGTCTGTATTTCAAACCCTGATCAACCATGACAATTTTACCGTTGTTTTTCTTGCCTACATACTGCTCGGTAAACTGCTCGCGTAGTCTTTCGATAGCATTGCGATCCTTAAATACTAAATCTGACTCAAGTATACCGCTAGGCATAGCGCCATTTTCCATCATGTTAGCTAAGTGTTGCTCTTGAGAAATGCCAAGACCTACAGCACTGCCACCACATGAAATAGGAGATAACCCATTAAAACCATCAAGCGTATTTAGTTTGATGTGCATTATTTCAGCGCCACTCATAGCAAGTTTTGGTTTGCCATCATTGGTGGTGTAGCTGTAATAGATACTACCGTTTTGATCCATTTCTACATGAACATTATCTTGGTAACGAAATGGGATTATCTCAGAAACACTACCTCTATCGTTTTTTACAATGTAAGCATAAAACTTACCTCTAGCTTCAAGGCAAGTTATGTACATTTCAATGAAGTCTTGCATACTCATGAAGTCATTAGGTGACTCCGTGAATATACGGTGTTCTCTGCCGCTATCAACGACATCAAAACCTTTCGTTGCTTTACGCATGAGCATAACAGGAAGTTGACCAACTGACTCAGATTTGTCGCGCCAACATGCGTACACTGCTGAGTGCTGACTAGCTGTATGTACATTAACCTCAACACCAGCAAACTTCTGACCACCGAAGAACCTAAAAACATCATTTGCAGCAATGCTTTTAGTGTTCATACTATATAAATTACTAATAAATGACTTTAAGCCCACGGTTGTTCCCTTTAAAATAAGCCTCTATGCTCCAAGGCATTATGCTCTACTTTTTGTAATGTAGCACATGATAGCGCAATAATCGTGCTAATTATAGGATCTATTTTATCGGTTTTACTGTTCTCTCGAACAACTTTAACGTTGTTTTGATCAGTGACCTTTAATATAGCATTAGAGGCGGCAAACTCCAAAAGCACATCATTATAGTGAAATGTTTTCTCTTTAATTAATCCCTCTAACTTTTTAGCTGGCTCACTCATGTTGCCCGTACCTTGCGAGACAGCAACCATAGGTAAACCCTCTTCAGCAAGATCCTCAGATATTTCCCTCATGTGGTATGGATCATAACCAAACATTTCTACATCGAATTCAGAGTCAGCCCACTTAATAAACTCAATAATAGGCTCATCGCGTATTGTTGCGGTATTTAATAGCTCTAAATTACCGTAATCAACTGCCTTGGCGTAAATTTGTCGTAGATGATCAGTCACACTAAGCATGGTCTGTTTTGGCAAGAAGTTTTTATAAAAACAATCTGCGCCACCATCATCATTAGGGAATAATACACAAAATGAAGTAAGATCATGTACAAGCGATCTATCTAAACCAACCCAACATTTGCGTCCTCTATAATGGGCTAAGGTAGAATCAAACTTACAAGCGTATAATTCGTCCATATCTAGCCACTTGTCAGCGCCAGAAACGAACACGTTTAAATGCTTAGTTAGGAAGTTTGCTTTTTCAGACGATGATAGTTTCGCCTCAATACATCGATCACGCAAATACTCAATACTTGGTTGATAACCTAACGCTGGATTGGCTTTGTGCCAGTTATCTTCTAAATCCCATTGATCGCCTTTGTCAATCTCGTAAATTAAGTAAAAATACGCATCTTGAACACGTTCATTATTAAGCACTTGCTTGCCAGCTTTGTTGAGGTCGGTACAGATACCATCTAGCACAGTGCCAGCAGTAGTAATTGTTAACATTAACCCCTCTGGCTGCGCTCCAAACGCTGAAACCATAACACCGTATAAGTTTCTATCCTTTATCGCATGGCACTCGTCCAGTGAGGCAATTAATGGGTTAAGACCATCTAAGCTGTTCGAGTCACTAGCTAACGGTTTGAATTCGCCCTCTTGTGCTGGCAGCAAAATATCATTAGCTCTAGCATCAAAAATAGTTTGTAGGCGCTTAGATAGTTTTATCATGACTTTGGCAGCAGACCATAATATTTTAGCCTGATCGCGTTTTGTTGCAACTGAGTAAGCGCGAGGTCTGAAATAACCCGATTTGTACATAAAGTATAAAGTTAAACCGCCAGCCAGTGTTGACTTACCACCTTTACGGGCAACTTGTACGTAAGCGTATTTATACTTGCGTAACCCTGTACCTTTTATTTTCCATGCAACAAGGCTACACACTAAAAATATTTGCCAGTGAAAAAGCTTAGTGGCAGTGCCAACCATTTTACCATCAGTAATAGGTATGAACTTAAACCATAGAACGATTGACTTAGCAGCTACCTCGTCAAAGTAAACATCATCACGCTCTAAATCTTTAAGGTGTCTTTCACAAGCAAGCCTGATCCATTTTCCAGCAATTAATTTACCAGTAACTACGTCATGCGCGTACTTGTGACACCATCGGTAGTCTTGATCTCCATCCTTTAACTCAGGGTAATTATACTGTTCAATATTATCCATGCTCACCCTTAGTTATAAGATCAAAGTCTAAATGTTGATATTTGTCAGCACACCAACTATCACGCCACTTACCTGTTTTAATATAAAAAGCCAAAGGTTCTTCACAGTGATATGACTTTAATCGTTCAAATGAATCAACGCCAATTTGCTCTATTATACTTCTGCTATCTTTTACTGATAATTTATGCTGACAGTCTTGATCTAGCATTCTACCAGCACCTAAGTAAAACATTAATGCTGCTATACAAGTACAAGAAACATAAACAACAATATCACCCTTTCGCATTATCTACTCCAAACAAGTTGACCACCAATAGCCAAGCATGGGTGATCGACAATAAAGAAAAAAGTATAACGGTTGGCGTTCTAGCCCAAGACCAGTGGTAATCATTGACGATATACCATGCAAAGAACGCGCAATACATAAACACTGTAGCCAGTAAAAATAATATAAGAGACTTGATCATACGTCACCAAAACCATCATTTTTATTACTAGAACCAGTGCCGCTAAGATTAAATCCTTTACCTCGGCTTTGAGGTGTCATTTGAAACTCTTTTAGGTAAAACCGTATGTTTGCTTGAGCATCTTTTAGTGCGGTGATTGCAGGGTTGGCTTTTGCGATCATGTGCCTTTCACTTCCTTTGACACCTAACATCATTCCGTTCTCATCAATCTCTTCTTGCGCGGTATCTATTGCTGAGTAGTTAATTGCCATCGTACCAATGCCAAAAGAGTCTTGACTTTTTAAAGGTACGTCATTTTCAACCAACTTGTCTAATATCTGGTAATAATAAGATAAAGCCTCATCGGTTCTAACGAAATTCGGTGGGTTGTCTCTAATTTCTTTCATTTTAACGCCTCTTTTAGTTGGTTGGGGTTACTTGTTCTAGTAATTGCTGGTAATTAATATACTCGGTCATAGCTTTGTCAGCATTAAATTTATCACCTAACTCAGTAGCTAACTCCCATGCTTGATAGTGCTTTTTTGCTTTTTTAGCGTACCACTCAGCTTTGCTCATTTTTACTTACTTCCTTATCGTAATCATCTTCATTTTCACCTGTCATGTAACAATAAAAATTAACAAGATAAGCAGCGTCACCAAAAAACTTTTTGTCTCTTCTATTGGCAATTTCTAAAGCAGCAGCAGCAGCGTAATCAGCACCGTCCTTATATATCAAAGCAGCCTTAGCATTAGCCTCAATTTCTTCTAAGGTATATTTATCAGGGTTGGCTAAGTGGTCTTTTACAAATAATATATGCTTGTTCATTACTTGCCCTTGTTGATTAAAGCTAAGCGTCTTTGTCTGCGTACCATTTCACGCTGCTGTTTCTTTTTAGCTTTTCGCTGTTTTTTGCTATCACGTAAAAAAGTTTCATCATAACTAGCTGCTAGTGCCGACAAAGACAATTTTTGCTGAGCGCCCGAAACTAATACTTTCATTGTTTATTATCCTTAATTGCGATGTAAAAATCTTTTTCCCAAGTTTCAAGCTTTGCTTTTATAATCCTTTTTTGGTCAAGAGTAACAAAGCCATGCAAGTACAATGTATTTAAAGAGAAAAACATAACTTGATCAGCGTGTTTGTTTACTCTGTCTGCCATTTGATCTGTAGGCTTTAATTTCTTCATTGTTTATTATCCTTGTTCAACTATTTTATCAGCGCGCTCTTGTGCTTGCTTATTGCTGTACGCGCCTGTTGCATAGCGAGCGTTATCACCGCCAATAAGCTTATAAGTATTAGTCGCTAAAACTTCAGCATGGGAAACACCCATAACATAATAAGCTTTGTACATTTCAGCGATTAAGTTATCTATATTTTTCTGGACGAGAGCTATATCAATTTCTTTCTCGTAAATACAATGTTTTTTTATTGCATCAAGAATACCACCGCCAGCAATAGTTATTTGCATTGCTATTTTTACGATAGTGTCAGTGCCAGTAACGGTATTTAAAGGGTTGTGTTTTATTGCTAGGTTTTTGTTACCATTAACCAAACCCACTAAATAAAAATAAATATCGCCAAGTTCTTCTACGGCATTTTCCTGATCAAATATTCCTGTATCATCAAAATAATTAGCGCATTCAAGGAACTCTGTACATTCACCTGATATACCTGTTGCCATGTGCCAAAGGTGTGATTTGTTGCTATTAAGACTTGATGATATTTGCTCTCCATCTTTGCACAAATTGGTAACTATTCTTCTAAATTCTTGTTCTATCATCTGATATTCCAGTTATTGAGTATAGATAGAGATTAACGTAGTAAGTGCAACAAGTCAATGCTTATCTGTGTTGACCAAATGTTTTTTTACCCAAATTCAGATAATTTTGAG